GAGCGTTGCCGGCGCGTTGTGCGATGAGTGCATCCAGCTCATCGTCCGTGAGTTCCTTCTTGGTGCGCCCGTCGCCGCCGTTCATGGTGACTTCAGTGCGGTCACGGAAGATCTCCGGCTTCCGGCCTTTGAGGAGGAACGTCGTCAGTGCATCGCTGTATTCGAGGATGTAGCCGCAGATGTCTCCCTTGTAGAACACCGGCTTGGTGCATCCCTCGAAGGCACGGCGCTGTGCACTTTCCTCGAGCTTGTCGTAGCCACGGGCGTATGCATACTCCCACTTCTCGTGGAATTCTTTGTCGAACCGTTTTCGGTCATACGCCGTGAGCCGGTTGACGTTTGCAGCTTCACAGGCCTTCGTGACGTTTGCAGTCTCGCTGAGAACTTCGAAGAACACATCCCAGTCCTCGGACGGAACAGGGACGCCCGGATTTCGCCGGGGTTTCTTTGTGTTCTTGTCGGTTGCAGGGTTGGCCATGACTGGGTGGTTCCTCTACGAGCGCACACGTAAAAATAACCCGTCAAGATTCTCCTGTAAAGTGCTAATTTATGCACTTTATAAAATAGTTTTTGCGCAGTGCACCAGTGGGAAGCGCAATAACTCCTGTCGACGACGTTCTGAGCACCAAATGCATCGCTTATGGGAGGAATAATTACGGTGGTCAAAATGGCTCGGTAAAGTTGCACTATTGAGGCAGGCCGAGGATTTGAGATAGCTTTCTTTACTCTATTACTCTATTACTATTTTTTGGAAATTAGTAAGAGAGAAATATAGAGGATATAGATATAGGAGGTTTAGTTGAAAACGTATAGAGTCTGGACTTCCTTGGTAATTAGAACTTCGTAAAATCACGAAGAATCAGAGTGCAAAGAATTCACGCGTCAATATTCCGCAGAGCGACGTTCCACGACCATCCGCACGAAACATATATCGCAGCCTAAATACGGGTATACTAACCTTCGCGATTACGAGTTCCGGGTATCCGCGAACTTAAAATTCCCAATTCTCAGAAAGGAGAACCTGTGCAAAACGCCAGAATAAACATTTTGATCGAGGTGGCGGAGGAAACTGTCACAGAAATTGAAGCTCTGAAGGAAAAGCTCAAGTCCGAAGGGCGAGCAAAAGAGCCGGAAGTTTCAATGGTCTTCGTTCCGACACTCACCGATGCAGAGCGCGCCGAGGCTCGAAAAATCAGCTACGAAAAATGTCCTGAGGCAGCCAACGCTTGGTTGAAAGAGCTAATCCGCGGTAAGAAAAAGGCGCACATGGATCGTAAGAAGGCGCTGACGCAGCGGTGGTTCAGTCGTCGCGCCCTTATAGTACGTCTGATCGAGGTCGGACTGCAGCACGTGGACGAGGTGTAATAGTGTCGATCGCTACGAAATTCGCCAACAAGAACGAAGTGCACCAAGCACTGCTTGAGAAGCTCGAGGACAGTGGTCTGGACGACAAAGACGCGAAGAAGCTGGGCTTTGTCCCCACCATCGCTGAGAAGGCCGCAACGCTCCCCCTCCCAGCAGCCAAGGCCGGGTTCGTCATCCCCTACTTCGACCTTAAGGGTAGGAAGACCAGCTTCTGGCGCTTCCGTTACCTGGAGACCGTCAAGGACGGATTCACCGCGCTCACGAACCGCAAGGACCTGCGGTATGCGCAGGCACCCAAGACACTCAACGAGCTCTACCTTTCGCCCGAAGTGCCATGGGCGAAGCTCGCCGACATGACCAACGAGGCGCTCATAATCACTGAGGGAGAGCTCAAAGCCGCGTGCGCCTGCAAGATGGGACTCGCCACCATCGGACTCGGAGGTGTGTGGTGCTTCAAGAGCGGAAAGCAGCTGATGCCATTGCTCCCCCAGTTCGCCGAGTTCAAGTGGAGTGGGCGGAACGTGTTCGTCTGCTACGACAGCGATGCTGTAAGCAATCAGATGATCCTCAGTGCTGAGAACGCACTCGCTCGAGAACTACTCAAGCTGGGTGCGCAGCCCTTCATCGTCCGTCTTCCGTCCCTGAATCCACCAAAGAAGACCGGACTGGATGATTTCTTGGTGAGCGAGGGCGTCAAAGCATTTCAGTTGATTCTCGACAACGCCAGCCCGTTCTCCGAGGCACAGGCGCTACACGAACTCAACGAAGAGATCGTGTACGTGGAGGATCCCGGCCTGATTCTGCGACTCGACACCCTTCAGCGCATGGCGCCGAGAAACTTCGTTGACCACGCATACGCAACACGAACTTTCGACGTGGAGGTGCAAGTCGGTGAGAACTTCAGGATCGTGCGAAAGAGCGCGGCCAAAGAATGGCTCAAGTGGCCCCACCGTGCCGCAGTGCGACGAACGACGTATGCCCCTGGCCAGGAAAAGATCACGGAGAACGGAGAGCTGAACATCTGGTCCGGATGGGGCTGCCGGCCCGTTGAAGGCACAGTCGCGCCGTTCCGCAGACTTCTGGACTACCTGTTCGCGGAGGCCTCCCCAGAGAACCGGAAGTGGCTTGAACAGTGGCTTGCCTACCCGCTGCAGCACCCCGGCGCGAAGCTCGCCTCCAGCGTGGTAGTATGGGGCTTGGTTCAGGGCACCGGCAAGACGCTGTTGGGCCACACCATGTTCAAGATCTACGGGAATAACGCGACCGAGATCACAGACCAGGCGCTGCAATCTGGCGACAACGACTGGGCCGAGAATAAGCAGTTCGTGATGGGCGACGAAATCACGGGTGGCGACAAGCGCTCAGTCGCGGACCGGATGAAGAGCATGATCACGCAAAAGCAACTGCGGATCAACGTCAAGTACGTCCCCAAGTTCACCGTCCCGGACTGCATCAACTACTACTTCACTTCGAACCATCCAGACGCCTTCTTCCTGGAGGACACGGACCGACGCTTCTTCATCCACGAAGTGTGTGGCGTGCCGCTGCCCGACGCCTTCTACAAGGAATACATGGCGTGGCTGGAGAAGAGCGGCGCGCACGCGCTGTTCCACTACCTGCTGGGATTGGACCTGACCGGCTTCAATCCGCAGGGCCACGCGCCGATGACCCAGTCCAAGCAGAATATGATCGACGACGGCAAGAGCGACGTAGCCATGTGGGTGGCTCAGCTGAAGCTTTCCCCGGAGACGGTGCTGCGACTGGGCGACGAACCCATTCTGCGCGATCTTTGGACGTGCACGGAGCTTCACGGCTTGTACGACCCCATGGGAAATAAACGCGTTACAATTAACGGGCTGAGTCGGGAGCTGCGCCGTGCCGGCCTGATGCTGGTCTACAAGGGAATGGGCGTCCCCACCATGAGCGGCTGCCAGAAGCTGTGGGCGGTGCGCAACGCGGCGAAGTACGAGAAGATCACCAACGGTCCGGAGCTCGGACGGCTGTATAACGCAGAAAGGGGACACTATGAAAAAGCAAGCGGAAGCAAGCGGAAGTTCTAGGCTCACATGGGAAGAGAGAATTCAGAACTACGTCAAGATCACCAAGTTCCCGCGATCGCTGTTCGTTGGTGAGGACGGTCGTGTGGTTGGCACGTGGATCATGGGCAACGACTACCGTGTCAGGAGCGGGCTGTATGGTGGATACCCGGCGGGCTACCTCAAGAGGATTAAGGCGCTATTCCCAGATAAAGATCAAGGGAGAGTCCTTCACCTTTTCTCAGGGTGCGTGGACTTGGCTGTTCTACCCGGCGACACGTGCGACATCAAGAGTGACCGCAAGCCTACCTATGTCGATGACGCGCAGCGCCTGGAGAAGGTTCCTCTTGAGAAGTATGCTCTTGTATTGGCGGATCCACCATACTCGGTCGAGGACTGCGACCACTACCAGACCAGCATGATCAAGCGCAACGTGGTGCTGAAGGCGCTCGGCGCGCGGATGAAGAAGGACGCGCGGCTTGTCTGGCTCGACCAGGTGCCCCCCAATGTATCGCAAGGATCAGTGGGAGATGGAGGCCGTCATCGGGATGTGTAAGTCGACAAACCATCGTTTTCGCGTAATAACTATTTTCAGGAGGCGGCGATGAACGACCTACAAACTCGACACGGCTACTGGCAGCAGCGTGCGTTCGGCGACAGCCTGACGGACCAGGGACTCATCAGCCACATGAAGCGGGAGATCCTTGAGATAGAGAAGGCCACCCGCAACGAAGAGATCGAGGAAGAGTGTGCCGATCTGCTTCTCCTTCTGCTAGGGTTCGCCCACAAGAAGGGTTTCAGTCTGCTCGACGCGTCGGAAGCGAAATTCGCCAAGGTACAGAAGCGGACCTGGAACCAGCCCGATGCGGAAGGTGTGATCGAACATGTGCGGTCGCATTCGGAAGAGTACTACAAGAATCTGTACGAGCGAAAATAATGAGCGACCTCATCGGAACGAAAGTCAAGATGCTCAACGCGGCGAACCTGCTGGCGACCGCAGAGAAGGGCGAGGACGCAGCCGCTGCGCTGTACGGACTCACCACGCAGCTCACCACACTCGCCAACAGCCTGTTCAAGAAGCAATCCGGCAAGAAGTACATCGTGACGCTGGCCGTCATTGAGGAGGAGGGGAAATGAGCGAGAGGATGCATCTTCGTGCTAGGTTGGCTATGGAGTTCTACAAGTTGACCGTCATGGCCCATTCCGAGGACGACCGTTCCCGGGATGCGTGCATTGCATGGGCTGTCCCTGCCGCTGATGCCCTCCTGGCTGAGCTTCAGAAAGGCGAGCTGGAGAAGTATCCCACCGCGTTCGCATACGAAGCTGTGTGCAAGGCAAGGGATAAGTGGCAGGGTCGCGCCGAAGCCGCAGAGGCACGCGTCGCCGAGTTGGATACGCGTCTCCACAAACTTAATATTGAATACGGGCGCGTGACGGATGGGTGGTCCGCAGCATCTACGAATGAGCAGCGGCTACAGGCCCGCGTCAAGGAGCAGGACGGTATCATCGAGGCCCGCAACAAGTCCCTGGGCGACGCCGAAGCCCGCGTCCGCGACCTTACGACGCAGGTCGAGGCGCTGAACCACCTGGACGAGGACACGGCGGAAGAGTACCGCGAGTGGAGGGCGCGGGCGGAAAGGGCTGAGGCTCAGCTGAAGGACGCGGAGGCCATTCCGGCGAACTGGCTGGGCGTCTCCGAGAAGCTCAGGGAGTACGAGACCCGCCTCGCCGCCATCGACGCCGCCAAGGCCGGAGAGCCGCCCATTCCGGATGAGTTTTTCGGTGGCGCCGGCGAGGATCCCGACAGGGTTCTTGAGCGCCGGACAGCCTGGGGCCGCCAGGGCTGGGACGCCGCCGCCGCGTTGCGGGTGGAGCTGACTCGATCGCAGGGTATGGACAGCGCCAGAGAACGAACTATCAAGTCCTTGTGGGATGTCTTGGATCCTGAAAATGATATGACTCCGGACGACATCGTGAAGGTGGCACAGGACAGGATGTCCAACATCGCTGAGCTGCGGGCAAAGTTGTCGGAGGAACAGGAAGGATCTCGTGGTGCCATCCAGGCGATGTCTTGGCAATGCACAAGGGCCCACGAGGAAGGCCGCCTGGAGGAGCGGGAGAGGATCGCCACCCTGCTGGATGGAGAAGCGGACAACGACTTGGTTCTCCGGGACATTTCCAGGAATCACAAAAGTGATCTGTTCGGAGACGACCTCCGAGCCGCGTTGGAGACGCCCACAAAGGAAGAGAAATGAGCTTCAACAGCCCCGTCATGCGACGCTACGAACCGGAGTTCGATCATCTCCATCCGCAGGTTCGTGGCGTCGCGCAGCACATTTTTGACACCGACACATCTCTGCAGAACTATCCTCGCGCTGAGCAGTTGGCCATCATCACCAGCCGCGCCCGCAAATATTGCGAGCGAGTTTACAAGCGTGAGTTTCCACCACTGAACGGTAAGGAGAAATCATGAGCGGCACCACTGCGCACACCGACAAAGACTACATCGAAATGCCGATCCGTCTCCCGAAGGAGATGTGGGACAATATCGCGCCGCTGGCCCACGCTGCCGGCCTCACCGTCGAGCAGATGTCGCAGGCGATTTTCACTCTCCAGGCCAATGCGGGTGGTTGGTTCGCGAAGGAGAAGGAAGACAAGAAGGAGCAGCCGTGACACACTGTCCTCGCTGTGGCCACCCGCTTGAGCGCGACCACTGCCTGGCGTGCAACTGGCCCAAGACCATCCAGAACGTGCCACACCTTTGGCACCAACCGATGCTGCCGTGGCCGGTGTCGCCTCAACCCTTGGCGCCGTTCAACGCGCTCCATTCCGTCAACTGTGACTGCCTTCCCTGCCGGCGCTCGCGCAAGCAACTGGAGAGAGAAAATGAGCGAACGAAGAAGACTTCCCAATCGTCGTCGTGGTCTCCACTTGGTGATCGGCAGCGGGAAGGAGAAGCTACACGTCTCAACGGGTGAGTATCCGGAAGGGACGCTCGGCGAAATATTTCTTGATCATCAGAGGGAAGGCACCTTCGGACGCGCTATGCTTAATGCGTTCGCTATGTCCGTCAGCCTGGGCCTCCAATACGGAGTGCCGCTGGCTGCCTTCCAGAAAACTTTTCGCGACTTCCGCATGGAGCCGGATCTTCTGCGCCAGATGTTCCTGGAGCTCGCGAAGACTTACCCGAAAGAAGAGCCACCTAATGAGTGAACCAAAACGGCTGTACGTCGACTACATGGGCAAGAATCGCCTGCCCAGCAAACTCGACAAGATACTGCATCTTTCCGACGAAGAACGCACGGAGGCTATCCGCCACGCGGAAGCTTCGCTTGCCGCACACCTGGGCACACGGCCGGGAACGGAGGACCTGAACAAGCTGGCCGCGTGGGTGCTCCACAAGGATCGCCTCCGCGCGACGCTGCAACTACTGCGTGACAAGGAGGCGAACCGCTGGCATGATGTCCCGTTGAAGGAGAACGCATGAGCGAGACACTCTACCAGGTTCTGGGTGTGGCGCCGGCAGCAACACCGCAAGAGATTCGCGATGCCTACTGGGCGCTCGCCCTGAAACACCACCCGGACAAGATCTCCAAGGCGGACGCGAAAATCCCCGCCAAGGTTACGGCGCGTCACGACCGATTCTGCCGTATCACGGAGGCCTGGTCAGTCCTTGGCAGCGTCGAACGTCGCCGGGACTACGATATGGCGCTCCAACTCTTGCGGACGCCCTGTGGGTCTTGCGTAGGGGAGGGACAGGTCTGGAAACAGAAGGGTTTCGGTCAGCGGATCGGCGCGCCCTGCCCGGCCTGTGGCGGCTCCGGGTACGCATCCAAGTAGTGATGCAAGAAGAGATTGCGATTTCTGAAAATATCTCTTTGCGACTTGCACTTTGTCCTTTAGACTGGTCTTGCACTAATAAGGTGCCCACCACCAAAAGGAGAACACCATGAGCAAAGCAAAATTCCCAAGTGACGCGAAAGTCACCATCCTTCACGAGACCACTTTCGAAACTTCCAAAGACCTTTCGGATGCGCAAGGCCAGACTATTGCTGAGAAGGGTTCACTTAACATTTATGAGTTCGTCAACGCGCCAGACACTCAGCAGATCTTCGTCACGGCCAACACACCGGAGGAAGCCTCAGCATTTCTGAACGAGATGACCCGGTTGTCGTCCACGCCACGACAGCTGCTTGCATACCCGGATTGGCTGAACAATTTGTAGGCGAAACACCGCTTCGGCGGTGTCCGCAGGATTCCGCCCTACCTGCGCTGATGAGCCAGGGCGCCACAACCAAAAGGAGGAAAGATGCGAACACCAAGTGGGTTGGCCCACCAGTTCTACCACACCCTTTGTCACGACCTGAAGGTCGAGTTCCCCGTAACGGAGCAGCAGATGCGGCAGTTGTCGCTCGCGCTGTCCGCGATACAGGACGCAGGTTACGTGCGATTCACTCCGACCACCGTGCGTCGCTTGCTGTTCCCGGACGCCATGGACACGAGGCTGTTCACTGGCAAGCCCGGTTACGCAGAATTCCGCAACATCGTCAACGAGATCGTAGGAGGCAAGTGATGGACGAAGAGATGGTTCGTATTCGCGATATGAGGACGAGGATCATGTCCGGGTTGCTGGCTCAGGTGCAGGAGCAGCTTGATATACTGTCGGTGCTTCCGCTTTGCGACAGCGAAAAGGTCGAGCTCGAGGCAGTGGGCGAGTTCGTGGAGATGGCACAGGATCGCATCGACATGGTGGGCAAATGACCAGAAGAAACCGTATCCCGGGCTTGTCCTTCTCATGGAGACGCGCCATAGGAATTTCTGCCGCCAAGGCACGACTCTCCCGCCAGCTCGGCGTCCCTCTTACACGCAGTGGCCGGCAGCGTAAGGTTGGGCGATCGCTTGGCTGTTGCTGGATCCTACTCCTCCCCATCGTCGCAACGGCCGTTGCGCACTTCTGCTAGGAGATTTCGTGAGCGACAACAAACAGGTCTACTGGGCGAGCGCCGTCACGAAGAACTGCCAGGCGTGTGGTCGTAGCCTTCACGCTGCTTTCTACGACGCGCGGTTGAAGGACGGCGTCTGGGGCATCGTGTGCGACCCTTGCTTCCAGATCCGTGGCGTTGGTCTCGGTGTGGGTAAGGGACAGCGGTATACTAGACAAGCTGACGGACGTTGGCTGAAGACGGGAGGGTGAGCTGGCGAAATCGAAAACGATCGACGAGACGCGAGTCGACCGAGCTGTGGCATCGTACATTAAACTTGCGCGAGCGCTGGATGACGGAGAGTTTCCCGAAGACTGGGAACCACAGGAAGTCGCCTACATTCTGCGAACGCTTGTCTCGGGCATAGAGGCTCTTCGCAAACATCTTAAGGAGCCGAAATGAACCACACCGGATTTGCCTACCGTGTCATGGCGCGGGTCACGCTCACTCGCGAAGAGGTCGAGACCGCCACCGCACTCGCCCGAGCACACTACGATAACTTATGCAAGGACACGGCCCGTCCTGGTGGTTTGCTGTTCGGTCTTAATAACCGGCTTCACCTGGCGGGGAATCCGGGGTTGCCCGAGGATGAGATCGATGTCGCGCTAACATTCCGTGACGCCGATCTGCTGGCCAAGGTCACCGAGCAGCTGATGTATCCCGGAGAAGCACTGATTCCAGCAGCCTGCCGGCTTCATGCTGAGCTGATGCTGGTGATGCACAAGATGAACGCTGAATACGAAAGAATGCATCCGAGAACTGAGGAGACGAAATGAAGATCACGTTCACTATGTCAATAAAGCAACTTCGGCTGGTGCTCGCAAGTAAGGAGACCAGCGGCGCGTTCAGTAACGGGGGCGAAAAGGTCTTTTACTGGCAGAAGCGATCGCCGGCGGCTGGTGCCGTAATCGACATATCAGACGAGCCTAATAGTTGGTAGCTACTTCGTATTTTCTTTACCGACGCCGCGTAGTATAGTGGCCGAGTAGTAGATCCTTACTATCGGAGCCACGCGCTCCACGCCAATCCCGAAGCCGCTGGGCAGCTTACACCGTAGTGCCTGGCCCGCAAGGGATTTTATGCACCCACCTTGAGTGGCGTTCGGATGGCCCACTAAAGTTTCAGTCCGAATGACAGCCGGGAAAGACCGGCAAGCCAGCGGGCGAAACGCGAGTTAATCTCATCATCTTTCGGGGTGTCGTCTAGCGGTCGGGCTGATCACTCGACAGGACACGCTTGCTGGTAACCAGGGCCTGTAGCTCAGTTGGGAGAGCGGGTGCTTTGCAAGCATCAGGTCGCAGGTTCGATCCCTGTCAGGTCCACCATTCCTTTGGCTGCACATGCCCGAATCCCGATCTGGTCAAGACATGTGCGGTGTCGTCCAGTGGCTACCTCGCCGGCAACGGCATCTCGACTACGGAGCGCAGTAGGCAAACCTGGCAGCTTCAGTGGAATGCTGAAGCGTTTCATCCCACGCAACGAAGCACAACTGGGTGACAGATACATGCTTCTCCTTCTTACCATCATCTTGGCGCTGCTCATTGTGGTGCTGGTCCTAGGGCACCTCTACGGTGGCGAGCGACAGCCTGAGCAGACGCCTTTCCTCGGTGAGGACGGCAGCTACCTTGCCGGACCGAGGCTCCTCACCGGTGTGCGGTGGACGCCGCCGGACTTCTGCTGCTTGGGTTGGCGGTGAGGGCTGCCGACCTGCCCTCCGGCACAACGCTTCGGCGTTCTCTTCAAGCCAGGGCCGTGCCTCTGGTCCTGCGTTGAATAGAATCCCTACCACAGAGACCACCGACATTGCCCGTGGAGTCCGGGCACTTGCCGTCTTTAAGAGCCACTAACGGAGTGGCAGTGTGTTGCATCGGTGGGCTGAGCCACCACGCCACAAACAGCCGGTCCATAGGAGGTCACCATGCGCCTTAGTGCATAAACGGCGAACACCTGACATCGCCACCCTTTCCCTCCACGACCCTCCTTGCCCCCGGAGGGTCGTTTTCTTTGTTGACCAAACCAAGCTGATGCATAATTTATATGCGCTTAATAATTTTGTGCTTTACACGGTGCACTGGTGCCGTATATTTACTACCTCGGGGTTGACCACCCGAGAAGAACAGCTCCGGTCGTGAGGTAACCCTCCACCAACAAAAGGAGACCGCAATGCTTACCGAACTGCACGCCATCACTGAGCCTGCCGGCGATTACCGCGCCTCACTGGTGTTCCTCAAAGACCTGTCGCGAGCCCTTCCCATCGTCCTGGCGCGGGTGGACAAGAAAGCGGTGGCCGCTAGGGCAGCCAAGACCAAAAAACTGACGGGCAAAGACGCTGGGACGACCCAGGCAGCGTCGAAGCCCGCGACCGAGCCCGCTACCCACCGTTCGAAGCCTGGGGACGACCGTAAGATCGTCGTGCTGGCCGAGAAGAACCCCAAGCGGCCCGGCACCGCTTCCTACAAGAGGTTCGCGCTCTACAAGAAGGCCGCCACTGTCGGAGAATACCTGGAGCTCGGTGGGAACCGGACCGACCTGAAGTGGGACCAGCAACGAAAGCACATCAAACTGACCAAGTAGAACAGTTAAGTCAAAATGAGGCACCGGGGACTTAGGTTCTCGGTGCCTTTCTTTAACTTTTAAACTAATTCTAGTCTGCCACGATGCTCTCCGCCATACTCGAAGTTGCATGTAGATTCGCAACCGACAACAAAAGGAGAGAACCATGGCACTCAGCACTCAGCAAGAAGCGATCGTCGCGGCAGTCACGCAGGCTTTGCGCGCCGGCATCCGGACGGGGATCAATGTCGTGGCGCGGGCGGGCTGCGGCAAGACCTTCACGCTGGTAGAAGTGGCGAAGACGCTGGGTAGCGATCTCGCCGGGACGCGCGACGAGGTTCAGTTCGGAGCCTACAACAAGAAGATCGCCGACGAGATCAAGCTGAAGCTGGCGAAGGCCGGGCTGGATTCCCGCCAGATCGCTGCCGGCACGATCCACAGCCTCGGGTTCTCCGCATGGCGCCGGGTAGCGCGGGACGTCAGGGTCGACGAGAAGAAGGTCAACTATATCGTCGAAGCGCTGAAGGTGGAACTTGCGAACCGCGCGCTCACCGAGCAGTGCACCGCACTCCGCGAGAAGCTTCAGAAGAAGACCACTGCGTGTGCCACCTACGGCGGATTCGTGATCAAGGCCGTGTCCCTCGCCAAACAGCGCGCTTTCGGGTTCCTTTGCTCCTATGAGGACCTCAGCAAGTGGTATGAACTTTCCGACCACTTCGGTCTTGAGGAAGAGTTGGAAGAGGACGCGGTCGTGGATATGGACGAGCTCATGCGGCTGTGCATCCACGTCTACCGCGTGTCGCTCTCCCAGGACAAGGACATCATCGACTTCGACGACATGATTCTCGCGCCGATGGTTCACAACGCCAAGGTTTGGCCGAAGCGCGTGGTGCTCCTCGACGAGGCCCAGGACACGAACCCAGCTCGTCGCGCCCTAGCGCTCAAGGTTCTGGCTCCGAATGGTGTCCTGGTCGCGGTGGGCGACCCTGCGCAGGCCATCTACGGCTTCACCGGCGCGGATGCCGACAGCATGGACCTCATCAAGAGGCAGCTCAACAGTAGCGAACTTTCGCTGAACGTCACCTACCGCTGCCCCAAGAAGGTCGTGGCGCTGGCGCAGAACTGGGTTCCCGACATCACGGCGCACAGTGACAACGGGGATGGCGTGGTGGAGACGGTTGACGAAGACCAGTTCTGGAAGACGACCTTCTCTTCGCTCACCAAGCAGGATGCCGTCCTCTGCCGCAACACCAAGCCGTTGGTCGCGCTAGCCTACAACTTCCTGCGCAAGGGTGTCGCCTGTCGCGTTGAGGGCCGAGAGATCGGTAACGGCCTCATCAAGCTGGCCACACGCTGGAAGGTCAGCACACTGAATCAGGTCGTGTCTCGGCTGGAGACCTACAAGGAGCGCGAGTGCCAGAAGTGGCTGGCCAAAGGTATGGAACAGAAGTGCCAGGGTGTGGAGGATCAGGTAGAGACCCTGCTGCTCCTCATTGAGCGCTTGACGGGCGAGGGCAAGCGCCAGCTCACCGATCTGGTGGACTTCATACGCGGCCTGTTCGAGGACACCACCGGACCGCAGCAGGTTCTGACGCTGAGCACCGTGCACAAGAGCAAGGGTCGCGAATGGTCGCACGTCGTCCTGTGGGGCCGCAACGCCTTCATGCCCAGCAAGTACGCTCGGAAGGACTGGCAGGCGGACCAGGAGAAGAACCTGATGTACGTTGCCGTGACCCGCGCGATGTGCCGGCTGACCGAAGTCACTGTCGTCAAGTAGACCGCTTCGCGGCCTGCCTCTTCGCTAGTTTTGGAGGCAGGCCGCTTCTTTGTAGAAATGCTTTAAAAATTAAAATAGTTCTTGGTGAATCATAACTTCAAGAGTATTCTGGTTTTGCACCAAGTTGAAAGCCCAACACCGCGCCACTGAGCGCGACCCCTCTCCGCGCTAACCAAAGCGCACAACATCACCTGCGCCATGAGCGCACTCCACCACCACAAGGAGCAACAATGTCCGAAGCCACCGTCGCCGTCCGCACCGCCACCGCCGCCGAACTCAAGGAACTGGTGAAGGCCCCGCGCTACTTCATCGTCTTCGAGGACAAGAAGGTTAAGCCGCTTCCCTTCAGCATGCGCGATGTCGCGGAGGTTGAACTGGCGAAGTTGGAGGTTGCTGCTGACCTCGTCGAGTCCGCTGATCGCAAGACTCCTGCCGGAAAGATCCTGGCCAGCAGCATCCCCGGCAAGAAGCCCGTCAAGGACCTCCTCAAGGCAGCGCAGGAACGGGCCGCCAAGGCGGATCCGAAGGAGCGCATCGAACGTGCCAAAAAGATCGCCGGCAAGGGCGAGAAGGCCGTGAAGGAGCCCAAGGCGAAGAAGGAGGCCGCTGCGCCCAAGGAGAAGGCCGCCGACACCCGCAAGATCACCCTGCTCGTCACCGAGAACCCCAAGCGCGGTGAGAGCGCGGAGCGGTTCGAGCTCTACAAGAAGGCCAAGACCGTGGCCGACTACGTCGCGGCTGGCGGACGCAAAGCCGATATTGCCTGGGATGCCGCGCACGACTACATCAAGGTCGACTAGCCTCTCCCACCAACCCGAACCTGAGAACCGGCTTCGGCCGGTTTTCTTTTATCCGCAACTTCTCGCAGGAGTCACGAAATGTTCCGCCCCATGCTCGCCACGCAGCTTGAAAGCACCGCCACCCTCCGCTACCCTATCCTCGCCAGTGCGAAGCTCGATGGAGTCCGCGCGCTCATCATCGATGAAGGCAACGGACCGGTCGTCATGAGTCGCAACGGGAAGGCGATACCCAATCAGCACGTTCAGAAACTCTTCGCTCGGCCGGAGTTCGTCGGTCTGGATGGGGAGCTCATCGTCGGCGAGCCCACCGCTCCGGATGCCTACCGCAAGACGGTCAGTGGCGTCATGTCGGCGGATGGTGAACCACCTGTCACATACCATGTCTTCGACTGCGTAATTGACCGCGACGCACCGTTCAGCGCACGGTTGCTGCTCGCGAAGATGAAGATCAAGGGTGCTGCCAGCATCAAGCTTGTTCAGCACTACCAGGTCAAGACTGAGGAGGAACTTCTTCGCTACGAAGAGGTCTGCCTCGGCAAGGGCTTTGAGGGCGCGATGGTGCGCGATCCTAACGGTCCCTACAAGTTGGGGCGCAGCACGGTGAAGGAGGGTTGGTTGCTCAAGCTCAAACGGTTCTGCGACAGCGAGGCCGTCATCCTCGGCGCGGATCAGCTGCAACACAACACCAATGAGGCGCGGATGAACGCGCTGGGCCACACGGAGCGCAGCAGCCACAAGGCCGGCAAGGTTGGCGGTGGAGTGCTGGGCGCCATCCTCGTTGAGGACACCAAAACCCATGTCCAGTTCAACATCGGCGCTGGTTTTGACGCCAAGGAGCGCGAGGCCCTGTGGGCGATGCACCTCGAAGGGAAGCTGGTTAAGAAGATCGGCAAGTACAAGTTCTTCCCCACCGGGAATAAAGACAAGCCGCGTTTTCCAGTTTGGTGCGGTTTCCGCGATCCTCGCGATATTTCTTAAAATAAAGATTATTTCTCCTATAAAATTCCCGGTAATATTAAATTTCAAACGTTACTTCATCAGCGAACCTACTGCTGATGGTTCCTACAACTAAGTGCTGAGGAGCAGAGATGCCCGGAAAACCGAAGGACGAGTTCAAACTCCCGAAGACCCTCGCCGCATGCGCGGATCTTCTCTACCAAACCAAGGCCGCGCGCCTCCTGCTGGCGAAGCAGGTTGACGACCTCGCCAAGCGCGAGACGCTCCTCAAGGACCACCTGATCGACAACCTCCCCAAGGGCGACGCGAGCGGTATTGCCGGCAAGGTGGCACGGGTCAGCGTGGAGACGAAAGTCATCCCCAAGGTCGAGGACTGGGACAAGCTGCACACCTTCATCAAGAAGACGGGTGCGTGGGAGCTGCTGGGGCGCACGATCAGCGCGACGGCCGTGAAGGAAAGGTGGGAAGCGAAGAAGGTGGTCCCCGGCGTCGGGACCTTCAACGCTGTCACCGTGAGCTGCACGAAGGTGTAGCGCGCAAGAAGCATACCAACGTGGCGAGGGCATCGTGCTCTCGCCGCCTTTCTGTCACTCTGCCATCAAGGAGACAACATGGCACCCAAGAAGACGGCTCCCGCACCGGAGCCCATCCCCGAGCCGAAGAGCCGGGAACCCTACCTCAGCGTGCTTCGCTCGCTGGACGCTGCGATGGAAGGAACGGGCGGCGCGCCCCTCACCGCCGAGCAGATCTGCACCATGACCGTCGACGAGCTCTTTGAGCTCCTCGGCCCCAACGACATCCGCTTCGCGATCAGCGAAGCCTAAGAAAGGAGGACAGCATGGCTGGTCCGAAGAAGGCCGCTCCCAAGATGAGCGTCAACAAGTGGGACGAAGACCTCGCGAGGTTCGCCCAGGAATCCGTCGCCACGGAAGAGTCCGTCGGCATCGGCGGCAACATGGTCTCCGTCAAGGGCGGACGCCTCAGCTACAACGGTGGCGAGGTCCCCGGCAACAAGATGAACGTTATCATCATCGACTACGTTCTCGGCAATGCCTACTACGACGAGCCCTTCGACGTCGACAACCCGAGCAGCCCCGTCTGCTTCGCGTTCGGTCGCGACGACAAGCAGATGGCGCCGCACGAGAAGTCCGCCATCCCGCAGCACCACAGCTGCAAGGGCTGCCCCATGAACGAGTTCGGCAGCGCCGACCGTGGGAAGGGCAAGGCCTGCGCCAATACCCGGCGTCTCGCCCTGATCACCGAGGACATGTTGGAGGACATGGAGAGCGCCCAGGTGGCGTTCCTCAAGGTGTCCGTCACCAGCGTGAAGGCGTGGGCGGGCTACGTCCAGCAGCTGAGCCAGGTCCTCAAGCGGCCTCCCTTCGCCGTCGTCACCGAGATCAGTGTGGTCCCGGACGCGAAGACCCAGTTCAAGATGCAGTTCAAGCTCGTCAGCCCGATCGACGACGGCGACTCCCTCGCCGCGCTCATGCAGAAGAACAAGGAAGTCAAGGAGATCATCGAGTTCCCCTACGCTCCTCCGGCGGAGAAGGAAGAGGAACCGCCCAAGAAGAACGCCAAGTTCGCCGGGAAAGCTGCTGTTCCCAAAGTCGCCCCCAAGGGCCGGAGGTAAGTCATGGCACGCGCATACACCGTCACTGAGAAGGATGGAACCGTTCTGGCCTGGGCAGCGACCCAGGGTGATGCGGTCGCCAAGAAGAAGGAGCTCGGCGCCAAGTCCTGGCAGCTGTGCGAGGTCCCCACCTCCCCGAAGGAGGACTTCATGGAATTCCTCAACCTGAACGTCGTCGGCAAGCCCGTCAAGATGCCGTAGCACCATCGCTGGCGAGTGTCTGCGTTCGGCGTGGATAACTCTGCGTCAGGGAACCCAGGCGACATCAGTACTGACGACCTGCGAGAAGCGGAGAAGAACGTCATCCTGGGGCCAGCTATTTCTTTTCTCAACCTGAAGCAGTGTTCTGCTTCCCACCAACACAAGGAGGCCATCATGGCCAAACTCACTCCCGCCGAAGCCGCTGCCGAATTCAAGCGGCTGAACCTCGACCTCAAGAAGCTCAACAAGGACATCGCCCTCGCCCAGAAGAACGACGAGAAGGCAGCTGCCGTCGACACCAAGGAAATGGCCGCCCGCGCCAAGGTTCGCGCCAAGGGCCTCGCCGACCTGGACAAACAGAAGGTCGCGCTGGACAAGCAGATCGCGAAGGTCATGCCCTTCTAAGCGGTCATACGAATACCGTGGGGCAACGCGGTGAGGCTACGTTGTCCCACTTTTTCTTGTAACATTCTTTGGTGAGGCACTGATGGCAATTCCGAAAGTACACATCCTTGACTTTGAGACCGCCGGTATTCAGAACCGCCCGGTCTACCCACCTGTGCCGGTGGGCTTCTCCCTGAAGAGTCCTGGCGACCGGAAGAGCCGCTACTACGCCTGGGGACATCCGATTGCGAACAACTGCACCTTCCAGGAGGCACAGGCTGCCCTCAAGGGCGCATGGACCAGTGGCCTTCCCATCCTCATGCACAACGCCAAGTTCGACTATGACGTTGCGACCATCCATATGAAGATGCCGGCGCTCGACTGGCGACTGCTGCACGACACCCTCTACCTCCTTTTCCTCAGCGATCCCCACGCCATGACGCTGGCCTTGAAGCCGGCATCAACGCGCCTGCTGAACATGCCTCCCGAAGAACGCGACGTCGTGCGCGACTGGCTTGTCGATCACAAGATCGTCAAGAAGGTGGGAAAGGATTGGGGCGCGCACATCTGCGACGCTCCGGGCGACATCGTCGGTGCCTACGCTGACGGCGACGTGCTGCGCACCGAGAAGTTGTTCAAGCTGCTCTATCCGCAGATCCAAGAACGCGGCATGGTCTCGGCCTACGACCGGGAACGGCAGCTGATGCCGATCTTGCTGGAGAATGAGCGACAGGGTATTCGCGTCGATCTGAAGACGATGCGGTCTGACTTCAAGACCTACACCGAAGCCGTCGCCAAGACGGACGCATGGCTGCGGAAGCGACTGAAGACGAAGGACCTGAACGTCGACAGCGACAACGACCTCGCCGATGCCCTGGAGCGGGCCGGTGTGGTCACCCAGTGGGTCCTCACGGCCACTGGGCAGCGGAGCGTGGCAAAGAAGAACCTCACGCCCGATATGTTCGAGGACCAGAAGGTCGCCTCAGCGCTTGGCTACCGTAACCGGCTCTCGACCTGCCTGGGGACGTTCCTGGAGTCCTGGATAGCCACGGCGGAGGCCTCTGGCGGCATGATCTACACGAACTGGAACCAGGTTCGGCAGGCCGGAGACGGCTCCGGCTTCCGGGGCGCACGCACCGGACGACTGAGCAGCAACCCGAACTTTCAGAACATCCCAAAGATCTGGGATGACAAAGACGATGGCTACGTTCATCCCAAGCATCTCGACGTTCTAGAGCTGCCGGCCATGCGGAAGTACTTCCTCCCCGATAAGGGTGGTCTGTTCTGCCACCGGGACTACAACCAGCAGGAGCTGCGAATCCTAGCGCACTTCGAGGACGCTTCCCTGTGCCAGGCCTACCGCGAAGATCCTCTACTGGATGTGCATACCTTCGTCCAGAATCAGATCAGCACGCTGTTCGGTCTCCACCTTGAGCGCCGTGCGGTAAAGGTTCTTAACTTCGGAATGATCTACGGACTTGGGTTGGCGAAGCTTGCCATCGGCGTTCACACGTCAGTGGAGGAAGCGCGCCGGATCAAGGATGCGCAGATGAAGGCCATCCCTGGTCTCGCCAACCTCAACCGACAGATCAAGGAAATCGGGAAGAGTGGGCAGCCCATCGTCACGTGGGGTGGTCGACAGTATTACACCGAGCCTCCGCGCATCATCGACGGGCGGAAGCAGACTTTCGAATACAAGCTACTCAACTACCTTGTGCAGAGTTCGGCGGCAGATTGCACAAAGCAGGCGTTGATAAATTACGACGCGGCCAAGAAGGACGGACGCCTTCTCTCAACGGTGCACGACGAAATCAACCTCTCCGTGCCGAAGAGCGCAGTAAAGGGTGAGATGAAAATTCTGCGGGAGGCAATGGCCGACGTGGCCTTTGACGTTCCCATGATCAGCGACGGCAAGACCGGGCTCAACTGGGGTTGCCTTACCAAATTCAAGGATGAGGTGTAACGTGAAAAAGAAGACCGCTGCGCAGTTCGCGAAGGAAGACGCTGAGCGTCTCAAGCAGTTCCGTATCGAGCAGTCGATGCGCAACCACCGGCCCGGCACGCACCACGAATTGTCCGGCACCCATTACGTGGTGATGCCGAACGGATCGTGGCTGCGTGTCACGAAGAAGCCGCACGAGAAGAAGGAAGTCTTCCAGGCGCATCTCGAGGCCGCGCGCACGAAGTTCCCCCGCGCAAAGGTGGGTGCCTGATGCCTCCCAAGAAAGCCACGCCTGCCACCGTCGTCCCCACGACGAAGGTCGCTCCGAAGACGGCCACCAAAGTCGCGACGAAGCCCGCGCCCAAGACGGCCACGAAGGTCGCCACCAAGAAGGTGGCCGCACCCAAGGCACCGCTGCCACAGATCACCGCGTGGAGCTACTCCCGGTGGCGGGATTACGAGCAGTGCCCGGCCAAGGCCAAGTACAAGCACATCGACCGCATCAAGGAGCCCGGCTCCAAGGCGATGGATCGCGGCAGTGACATCCACAAGTCCGCCGAGAACTTCGTCCGTGGTGTCGCCAAGACGCTCTGTGCTGAGCTGAAGAACTTCGCCACGCACATCCGCAAGCTGAAGAAGGACAACGCCGAGGCAGAGGGCGAGTGGGCCTTCTCGGCGGGGTGGCGGTCCATGGTCAGCTGGTTCTCCGGCATGGCCTGGTGCCGCATCAAGATCGACGTCTCCGCGCTAAGCAAGGACAGGAAACGGTTCCGTGTGGTGGACTACAAGACCGGCCGCATCTATGATGACAATATCGAGCAGACCGAGCTCTACGCACTGGGAGCCTTCAAGAACCCGGCGCTGAACGAGATCGAAGCGGTGGACGTCGAGCTGTGGTACGTCGACCAACCCATCCAGATCGGCGTCAACCCTGTCGTCAAGACATTCCCCCGCACCGAAGAATCGGCGCTCGAAGCTCTGTGGGAAAAGCGCACGAAGGCCATGTTCATGGACCGCCGGTTCGCGCCTCGTCCGAACGACAAGTGCCGCTGGTGCTGGTTCCGAAAAGGCAACACCGAGTACCCCGGTGGACATGGACCCTGTCAGTTTTGAGGAGGCAAGATGGCAAAGATTCTTGAAGTACGCGACGTCGAGAATCCGGTAGTCCGGTGGTGGAAGAGCCTCGGACTACTGCCGTCTCGCAAGATGAACGGACTTGGCTACCGCGCGTGGCCGGACAGAATCTTCCCCATCCCCGGCGGGAGGCCTTTCTGGATCGAATTCAAGAAACCGGGCGCAGAGCCGACACCTCTGCAGGAAAACTTCCACAAGCTGATGCGCGAGCAAGGCTATGACATCGAGGTACACAGTGATAAAAAGGAAGCCATCGCCGCAATTCAGAAGCGCCTCGATGCCGTCGGCTATGATCGTAAAGCCCGAGGCTCAAAACTGGCGACCCCATGACTACCAAAAGAAGGCCGTAAAGTTCCTTCTTGAGCATGGGTCTGCTGGACTCTTCCTTGACCCAGGGCTGGGCAAAACGTCAATAACGCTCGCCGCCATCAAGCTGCTGAAGCGCGAGGGAATCCTCAACCGTGTCCTCATCGTCGCTCCCCTCCGCGTGTGCTACTCCGTGTGGCCGCGCGAGGTGGAGAAATGGGCCGACTTCGATCATCTGCGTGTCGAAGTTCTCCACGGGAGTGGGAAGGAGAAGGCACTCAAGCGGGACGCCGACGTCTACCTGATCAATCCTGAGGGCCTCGACTGGCTTTCCCGTGAGGGAAGGTTCAAGATCCTCAATCCGGACACGCTGGTCATCGACGAGAGCAGCCGGTTCAAGAACACCCAGACGCGCCGGTTCAAGGATCTCAAGCCCAATCTGGGGAAGTTCAAGCGCCGCTGGATTCTCACCGGCACGCCCGTCCCCAACGGCATGCTCGACCTCTTCGGCCAGATCTATATCTTGGACCAAGGCAACGCGCTCAGCCCGTTCATCACGCACTACAAGAACAAGTTCTTTGACCCTTACGGGTTTGGCGGCTATTCGTGGTCACTGAAGCCGGGTGCCGAGGAGCAGATCTACGAACTGGTGCGGCCGCTGACTCTGCGTCTGGAGGCTGGCGACTATCTGGAGCTGCCGGAGCTGGTAAACAGCACGGTGCGGATCGACCTTCCGGAGAGCGCGAGGAAGATCTACGACGACCTGGAAGACCTGCTCATCGCCACGATCACCGGCGATGAGGTTGTCACCGCCATGAGCGCTGCGGCCGCCAGCATGAAGTGCCGACAAGTCGCGAACGGTGGGTTGTATCGGCAGCTGGAGGACGCCCCGGTCCTGGACTCGGATAAGTGGGTAACAATCCACGATCAGAAGACAGAGGCCGTCCTGGAGCTTCTCGAGGAGATCGGTGGCAGCCCTGTCATCGTCACCTACGAGTTTCACCATGATCGCGAGCGCCTCCTCAAGGCCCTGGGAAAGAACACTCCCTTCATCGGCGGTGGGGTCGCTCCCAAGCGATCCAGAGAGATCGAGGCAGAGTGGAACGCCGGCAACCTACCCGTCCTCCTCGGGCAGCCGCAGTCAATCGCCCACGGTCTGAATCTTCAGGAATCCGGGTATCATTTCATCTGGCACAGCATGACCTGGAATTATGAGGACTATGATCAGTCAATCAAGCGTATCCTAAGGCAGGGTCAGCGAAGTAAGACAGTATTCAACCACCATATCATCGCCAGGGACACGGTGGACGAAGTCTTGCTCCGCGCCATGGGATTCAAGAAAAAGAACCAGAACAACTTCCTCGACGCCTTGAAAGAATACGCAAAAACAAAGTCTCGGCGGCGATAAATTTCACCTTACTGCGAACATATCGCGGTTATCATTTACTGGTGGCACGACATGAGCGATGAGGTTGTTTTCAAAGACGCGCACAGCCATGTCTGCATTCGTCTTTCAGTTGGTAAGCGACATACGGAGTTCATCGAGAATGATGGGCACGATGTCGACGTTCACAAGATGCCGAACGAGACGTTCGATCGGCTCTTCTCCCCGATGCTCTACGATGTAGGGCGCGCAACCAAGCGGTATCTGGACAACATTGGTTGCTTTCGCATAACCGGACGCGCCTTCGCGCGCCTCACAACCATCCTCAAGGAGGATTCCATGGCCGAAAAGAAGACTGCGCCCAAGACCGAGAAGACCGCTCCCAAGAAGGAAGCGCCCAAGAAGACCCCTGTGGCCCCTGTCAAGGGTCAGGTGGCTCCGAAGTCCGCTCCCGCCCCCAAGGCCGAACCCAAGGCGAAGGCCGCCCCCAAGAAGGAAGAGGCCGCCGAGAAGACCATCGGCCGGAAGCGTGACAACCAGAAGATCAAGCTGCTGTCCGCCACCAACCCCAAGCGCACCGGATCGGCCAGCTTCGACCGCTTCGAGCTCTACAAGACCTGCAAGACCACCGACGACTTCCTGGCCAAGGGTGGCCGGACCGGCGATCTGCGCTACGACGAAGCGGCAGGGTTCATCGAACTGAACTAGTCGCCGGCAACAACCAACCAGGATCCAACGCTGAGAGCGGCATTCGTGCCGCTCTCTTTGATGTAGGAGAATTCTCATGTTACGAATCTATATCCCGACTTTCGGGCGGTCCGAGGACCAGAAGACGTTCCATGAACTGCCTCCCAAGCTACACGCCAATACCACGTTGGTCGTTGACAGCCGGGAGAAGAAGCTGTACGCCAAATATCTGGAGGAAGGCGCGGGCGTGCTTGTCTGCCCGCCCTCCGTCAACACCATCGGGAAGGTGCGCCAGTACGTGATGGAACGCCATGCGGTGGAGGTACACGGCCCGAAGATAGTCATGCTCGACGACGACCTGGGGTTCTGCACCCGGCGGACGGATGACCCCGGCAAGTTCTTGGCGTCGACGCAAAAGGACATCGCGGCTCTCTTCGCCACACTCGAAAAGACGCTGGGGAAGTATGCCCACGCGGGCGTGTGCGCGCGGGAGGGCGGAAACCGCTTCGCCGAGAGCGGTCCCATCGTGGAGTGCACCCGGCTGCTCCGGCTGCTGGCTTACGACGTCGAGGTCTTCCGCCGCGAGAAGATCCGGTTCGACCGCATCATCATCATGGAGGACTTCGACGTCGCGCTCCAACTTCTCCGGAAAGGTTACAAGAACGCACTGCTCACCGGCTGGTGTCAGGGCCAGGGCAGTAGCAACGCGCCGGGTGGATGCTCCACCTACCGGACCATGGAGAAGCAGCGGGAAGGTGCCCTTGGCCTCGCCAAGTTGCACGAGCCCTTCGTCCGCGTCGTGGAGAAAACCACCAAGGGCGCGTGGAATGGGCAGACCCGGACCGACTGCACTGTGTATTGGAAGAAGGCATACGATTCTTCCCAGCGCGGTGCGAAATGATCAACCTCGAAAAGGAGTTGATCTATTTCATCAAGGAGCGGCATGCGGTCTACATGCGCAGGTTTCTTGAGCAACCCCGGCCCTGGACCAAGGACCCGCTCTTGCAGATGTATCGCTTCTGCAACATCTACCGAGAACTTGACGCGGTCACCGTGTGGATCGCCAATAACTGGCGGGACAAGCACAAGGACGACAAGGATGTGTGGTTCGCCATGTGCGTCGCCCGCTGGATCAACCTGCCGGAGACCTTGGAGGATCTGGGATACCCGAAGACCTGGAACCCGGAGAAGTTCCGCGCCACCATGGAACGGCGGAAGCGCAACCATCAGAAGCTGATCAACGGTGCGTATATGATCACCACCCACGGCGACAAGCAGCCGCTGCCGGAGTTTCTGACCGGCCTGTTCACCGTTCTGTGGAGTCGGCGTGCAGAACTGCGTCCTCGCACTGGGGACACTCTGAAAAGCTTCACCGAGCGGCTCGCGTCGGTCCACCACTTCGGCACGTTCATGGCCGCCCAGGTTACGGCTGACGTGAAGTATACGACCTGCCTGGCCGACGCCACGGACTGGTGGACATGGGCGGCGAGCGGCCCTGGTAGCAGGCGCGGACTCAACCGTGTCCTGGGTCGTCCCCTGAACGCGCCCTGGTCGGAAGAGGAGTGGCTCTTCGAACTGCAGAAGCTTCACGCCACTGTCAACAAGGTCATCGAGAAACTCGGCTATCCCCGTCTTCACGCTCAAGACCTTCAGTCGTGCAATTGTGAAATCGATAAATATTTACGTGCAAAGAATGGTGAAGGACGGCCAAAATCTCGATATCCTGGAGGTGCGGAGTATGGGCCAGCGAGACGCTAAAGACGGAGAAATGCGAATGCGTGGAGGGTATTTGCAGCGAAAGGTTGTCGCGCATGAAGAATTTGGAACTCGGTGGATAAGTGAGCATTACTACGTCTGGTGGAAATACCGGAAACTTCGCGTACCGCCGGGCCACATCCTCCACCATAAAGATGGTAATAAGCTCAATAACAAAGTAGGAAATTTGCGGGTAATGACTGCTGGTGCGCACACAACACTACATAAAACAGGACACGAGGTTACCGCATCTATGCGCGCACGAATATCCGCAGCGGCTGGCAGCATAAGCGACGAAACTCGCGCTAAGATGTCTACCGCGAAACTTGGTAAGAAGTTGAGCGCAGAAACACGCGCAAAGATGTCAGAATCTGGAAAGCGTAAGAAACTTATCGCCGAGCACCGCGCGAAAATAGGTAACGCAGTACGAGGAAAGAAGAGAAGTCCGGAGACCTGTGAACGCTGCCGTCAGGCCGCACTTAAACGCGCAGCAAAGAGGAGAGCACAATGCACGTAATTTCAGCTCGCAATGTAAATGGCGCATTTGCGCAGGGTCTTGAATACCTGCTGCATTTTGGCGAGGTGGAGGCCTCCCGCAACGGAAAGGTGCTGGTCGCCCCATCCGCCGTCACCACTGTCTACGAGCGCCCGTGGGAGCGCGTTCTTTTCTCACCTCTCCGCGATGCAAATCCAGTGTTCCATCTCATGGAAGCGCTGTGGATGCTGGGAGGTCGGAGAGACGTCGCCTTCCCAGCGCAGTTCAACAAGCGGTTCGTCGACTACAGCGATGACGGTGTGCTCTTCAACGCAGCCTACGGGTACCGTTGGCGGAGCTACTTCGACCGCGATCAGCTGGCGGACATCATCGGAGAGCTTCGTCGTAGTCCGGAGAGTCGGCGCTGCGTGCTGGGGATGTGGGATCCCTACGCGGATCTGGGCAGCAGCAGCCGGGACATTCCCTGCAATACGAACGTCTACTTCGATCGCCGGCATGGGAAATTGAACATGACCGTGTGCAACCGGAGCAACGACATCATCTGGGGAGCCTATGGCGCGAACGTCGTTCACATGTCGATGATGCAGGAATACATCGCATCCGCGCTGGACTGCCCCATGGGCGTCTATCGACAGGTAAGCAACAACTACCACGCCTATACCGATGTCTATCCGGTGACGAAGTTCCAGGAACTGGCCAACGACGCCCTAGCCAACGACGAATACTTCTTCGATCGTGACGGCATCTTCGAGGAACCGCACGGCAACTTCACCAACGCGGCCCGCTTCGACCGCTGGAATGCAGACCTGCTGAACTTCCTCAACGGCAACCTCAGACAGTGCACGGAGGAATTTTTTATTGGTACCGCTATTCCGATGTATACTGCCTGGGTCGCCCGCAAGCAGAAGCAGAGCAACGGACTTTCCATCGCGGAGAGCATTGTTGCGCCGGACTGGCGCATCGCTTGCGTTGACTGGATTCTCAGGAGAGAGAAATGAATATACAAGAGCGGCTCAACTTCCTCATTCGTGGGGGAGCAACCAAACGGTACCACACCGTTCAGACGCTGACGCAGGAAACCATCGCCGAACACAGCTTCTACGTCGCCATGTTTTGCCAGCTGATCGCGTTCCCCGGCGCTTCGCTGCTTCTCGCGGCGCTTTCCCATGACCTGGCCGAGTACAAGACCGGTGACATTCCCTCCCCCACCAAGCGGGCCTGCGCGATGGGCGACGCTGTGGAGGAGATGGAAGCGAAGCTTCTGAAGGAGCATGGCTTCAAGTTCCTTCTGAACGAATCCGAGCAGCGCATCCTGGTGATGGCGGACCGCATGTCCGGTATGCTGCGCTGCATCATCGAGCGTCGTCTCGGCAACGCCGGCATCGAATACGTCTACGTCAATTTCCGCGACTACGTTGCTGAGCTCAACCCCAACAAGGACGAGCTGGCCGTCTACGAAGAACTGAAGTCCCTTTGGGAGGAGGCATCCAAATGAGCGCCAACAACACACAAATCGGCGGTGATCACTACCAGTCCGGGTATCAGCACTGGGACTTCGTTCAGCGCACCCTGCAGGGCCGGTATCTGGAAGGCTGCATCGCCAAGTACGTCAGCCGGTGGCGGAAGAAGAACGGCTTGCAGGACCTGCAGAAGGCTTCCCACTACCTCACCAAGCTCATCGAGGAGTTCGGTGCGCGCCGGGTGGCACCGCTCGGTCTCAACGCGCTGGCGTTCGAGGACGCCCGTCTGTTCAATGCAGTGAACAAGCTGGGGACCTACGAAAGCACCATCATCACGTGCATCGCCACCTGGTCGGACGTACGAACACTCCTGAATGCGCAGACCGCGCTCAAGGAACTCACCGAAGATGCTGATCTGCACAAGGAGTGCCCAGCACCGAAGAAGCTGGGTGCCGGCGCACTGAAGGTCGCAATAAACATCGAAGACATTCCTGGAGTACAGAAAGTTCGTTCGGAAGCTGCCGAAGCAATCAAGATCAGCGAGCGTCTTGCCGTCGCCAACATGAAAGCTGACGTCGCCGACAAGAACTTTGGTATCGCTGCCGCTGAGTGCCATGAAGCCAAGATGGTCCTCAGTCGTATCCGCGAGGCCTTCGGGCTCCGCCCTGACGACGGAGCCTCGCTGGCTGAGTTCGCTGAGCTTCTCATGCGCTCGGACCGCTACTTCACCGAAAAGGCTGCTGCACTGGGAAATATGAACCACTCGCTCAACAAGCAGCTTCAGAAGCTGTCGGGTGAGAGCGCAAAGCTGGGTGGTCTGCTCAACAGCGAGCGCGACACCATCCGTCTGCTGCTGAAAACTCAGCGTGATCTCGTGGGAGAACACGACATGCTGCGCGCCGCGATGGAAGCACGGGAGAAGCAACCGCCCAAGAACGCCGAGGCCGAACGCCTGGAAGCCGAGGTGACCCGCCTCGCCACCGAACTTAACCGAGTTCGAGGCGAAAAGGAGTAACCATGAAAATACTCTACGTCAATTTCTGCCAGCACGCTCGAGCCACGGAGGTCGCAGCGATGGTAGTGGGGAAGTTGCTTCCGGACGTTATCGTAACGGTCGAAGAAGGCTTACTCTGGCGGAGAAGAATTAGCACTTTTGAACGGTTCAGCGACTGCGGCCAGTGCTACTGGGTGTGTCGCGAGAACGGACAAGAAGTCTTCGACGAGCAGCGAATTATGCTGTTCAATATTGTCTCTGAGAAAATATAGTTTTCTCGTGCAGTGCAAACAAGTAAACTAAAGTTCAACCGTAACACTCACCCATTGGGAGGTCTTATGCAAAGCAAGCCGGTTCCGGGCAGCTCGCCCAAGGACGAACCTGACTACGACAATTTCCTTCAGCGGATACAGGTCTGGTTCATGGACCGGCTTGCGCTAGGCGGTGGGCAGCTGTTCACCACCGATGCCGCTGACCTCTTCGACGCCTACCTCTCGGGCTTCGACGGCGAGGAGCGGCAGTATCATAACTGCCACGCCTGTCGCCAGTTCTTCGAGCGGTACGCGGGCCTGGTGGTCATCGATGACAACGGAGTCACCCACTCCGCGATCTTCAGCTCGCCCGACGCGCCGCCCGAGTACCTTCGCGCCGTGCGGGAAGTGATACGCGCCGTCACCGAGGCCCGCGTCACGGGCGTCTTCTACGCGAAGGAGGCGATCCTTGGTACTCCGCAAGCTGGCGGGTGGCGCCACTTCTTCGTCACCCAGGTTCGGCCGCATCTGGAGATCACCAAGACGGTGGGTCATCACATGGCCGAGAAGCTCGAGGACCACAAGAACGTGCTCCGGGCGCTCAACGAATTCAGCATCCCGAACCTGGAACAGGCCGTCCGTCTCCTGGACGCCGACCAGCTCTACCGTGCCGAGGCCCTTCTTGGTGGCGCAAAGTGGTTGCTCGCACAGGCACAGGTCCAGGCACAGGCGCAGACCCACCGTGGTCGTAGCATCTACAAGACCAACCTTCTGTGGCGCGCCATCACACTGGCTCCCGCAGGGTTCTGTCACCCGCGCGCCGGCATGCTGGGAACCCTGCTCGAAGATCTGCAGGAAGGTCTTCCGTTCGACGACGTCAAGCGCCGATTCGACGCCAAGATGCATCCGCTTCGCTACCAGCGGCCACAAGCGCCTCCCAGCGTCGGGACGGTTCAGCAGGCCGAGAAGCTCTTCGAACAGATGGGGCTGGCTCCGGCGCTCAAGCGTCGACTGGCCACCATGGAAGACCTGGAGTGCCTGTGGAAGAGCACCGAAGAACAGCCCGCCGGTACCGGCCTCTTTGGGCACCTCAAGACCAAGGGTGCGTCCTCCAGTGCTCCGGTCGTCGACACGCCCGTGATCACCATGACCTGGGAAAAGTTCCAACGCAAGGTTCTCCCGCTGGCGGAGAAGATCGAGTTCCATGTTCCTCCCACGAACGCAGGCTTCTGCCAGCTGGTCACGGCTGTGGACCCCAGCGCTCCGCCCATCGTTTATTGGGACGCGATGGCCCACCGCAACCCAGTGAGCTGGTACGTCTACGACAACGGCTCGCGTCCGACGCAGTTTGGGCTCACTGTCAACGCCTGGACGGTTGTGGAAGCTGTCACGCTTCAGCCGAACACGTGGGCTGGGAACTTCGGCCACACCGGCGAGGCCGTGATCTTCGCCCTGCGCGGCTGCCGCGACAAGGACTACATGTCCGCAGGGCTGGGTCTCTTCCCGTCCATCCTGCGTTCGGAGCTCCACGGTGTTCGTTCCGTGATCGAGGCCTTCAGCCGCGACGGGAAGATTCAGGACACGGAGTTCTCTGTCGCTGGCATCCGACTGTCGAAGGGTGAGAACTTCGGACGTCACGCCCGCTTCCGTGTTCTTTCTGGTGGTGCCTGGCAGGTCTACGATCTTGACAGGTGGGACTAGCTATGAAGATTCACGGCATCAACATTCCCGATCCGATGATTGTCATCGCCAATAGGGGTAGCCTTCCTGAGTTGCTTAACTGCCTTGTCAGCGGGCACCGATGGCCGTCAGGTAATTCGTGGCCGTCTCCATGGTCTCGCGTTGTCGGCGCCGACGGCTTGGTGGAGGTGACGTGCGCCCATTGCGGACGACATCTTGTGCAGCAACAACACGAAGTCTCCCCTGGTGGCGTGCGGTTTCACTATGAATAGGTTCTGGAGGTTCGTCGATTCTTCCCTGGGCCGCTCTCTTTGCAGGGGACTAGCCTGGCTTGGGAAACTCAGCACCGCAGCCTATATCCTGCATTGCGCCCTTGTCTTATTTCAGGAACACAAGCCTTGGGTCGCCTGTTTCGCATTCGTGTTTTCCGTCAGCGTGGCTGCTGAAGCCGCAATCACTTACGCCAAAGAACCGTAGACAAGGAGCAACGATGAAAGATGTCATGATCGATTTGCAAACTCTTGGAACTGGCCCGTCTGCCGCCATCATCGCGGTGGGCGCAGTCGTCTTCGCTCCAGAGACCGGAGAACTGGGCGAGACGTTCTACCACGTGGTGGACCTCGCCTCCAGCATGGGCGAGGGTGGTGTCGCCGGCGCTGCCACCATCCTGTGGTGGCTCGGGCAGTCGGACGAGGCGCGCAAGGCGCTGACCGATGCCGATACGCTTCCCATCGAGGATGTGCTCCTGGACTTCGACGACTACATCCAAGCCTTCGCGGGCGGCACCGACAAGGCCCGGATCTGGGGCAACGGCGCGTCGTTCGACAACGTGATTCTAAGCACTGCGTATGCGCGCCTGCACATGCCGCAACCCTGGAAGTTCTGGAATGACCGCTGCTACCGCACGGTCAAGGCCATGTTCCCGCACGTCAAGATGGAGCGGGCCGGGACGCATCACAACGCACTCGACGACGCCATCTCGCAAGCGAAGCACCTGTGCGCCATGCTGAATCCTCCCACCGACGAGTGCGATACCGAGATCATGGCGCTTCCGCTGAGCAATGAGCATCCCTTCGGGTGCCCTTGTGCGTTGTGCCAGGAGCGGCTGCGATGAACAACAGCGCGCTCTATATCTTCGACCTGGACGGAACGCTAGCAGGCTGCAAGCACCGCAAGCATTTCGTCTCCGATGGGAAGCACGATTGGGCGGCATTCTATGCGGCCTGTGTGGCCGGCACGCCCAACGTCGACGTGATTGACACGATGGAATACCTGCGGCTGGGCGGTGCGGACATTCGTGTCTGGAGCGGCCGCAGCGAGGAAGTTCGAAAGGACACGGAAACCTGGCTCTATGGCAACACCCCACTCGACAGTATCCAGGTTCATCGCGACCTCAAGATGCGCCCGGTAGGCGACTGCACTCCCGACGAAGAGCTCAAGAAGCAGTGGCTCGATGCGCTGGATGACCGAGATCGGGCACGCCTGGTAGCCGTGTTCGACGATCGTGACAAGGTCGTCGCCATGTGGCGCGAGAATGGAGTGACCTGTTTCCAGGTGGCGCCCGGTAACTTCTGAAACAGTCAGTAGAAACACCAAGGGCCTCCGAGCTAAGTTCGGAGGCCCTTGATCTATTCGGAAAGTACTACCAGCGAATGCCGAACTTGCCTCTTATGGCCCACTCGGTCTTAGCGGTAGTGTAGGTCTCTTTCGTAACCTCCACGCCTGTCCTTAAGAACTTCCAGTCGTGATCGACGAAAGCGCCGACGCTCTTTCCGCCACTCGTGTTCAAACCATAGATACCTCCAGCTGCCCATTTCAGCTCCTTCGGTGCGGGACGTTCAGAACCCACGGCGACGTCGGTCGCGGAGACTACCGTGCCGTCCGGAGACTTGACCACGAAGCGGTCGTCTCCAGCCTTCCCCTGTACGAGCTCCCAGTCCAGCGTGGTGGGCGACTGAATGGCGGGCAGTGGGTCGGCCACCCCTGGCTTGAGGTCGGTAGGGGTGGCTACCGGCTTCGGGGCGACGACCACAGAGCCCTGGTGGAGGACCCTGTATCCCGCCGGAACTTCCATGGGCGGTTTAGCCGACGGGTCTACCGTCCGCGCCACCACGAGGCTGCCATCGGGCTGCACGATCGCTGCTGCAGGCTTTTCCGGGGGCATGGGTCGGGAGCGGAACAGCCTGTACCCCGCTCCGAGGCCCATCCCGAAGACCAGCACGAGCGCGACGACCCAGGCCCAGAACTTCGCGAGGAGGGCGCTCAATGCCGCACCAGCTTGATGACGATCAGGATGGCCCACGCCACGGTGCAGAGAACAAGGGCACCGAAGGTGGGGACCATCTTGCCGAAGCTGTCCCAGTCCTCACTGACATGTGAGTTGTGGGCGATCCGGTAGACGCACACCAGCAGAAGAAACAGCAGGAATGAGAGAATACTGATGGCGATATTCACTGTGCACCTCCTTCGTCCTTGGGATCGTCGTGTTCAGAGGTCCGCTTTAAGGCCACGCCCGCGCCGGTGGCGCCAAGAACGACGGCGACGGCGACGGCGAGCTCCTTGGGCGTCGGGACGGGAACCGCAGCGGCCCCGTTCGCGACACCGTGGACGGACTGGTAGAGCTGGTAGAAGTGACTGGAGACCACGGAGAGCAGACCGATCCACCCTCCGTGCTTCACCAGATCATGCGTCTTGTTGTCGTGCTCCGTCACCATCCCACCGATGGTCTTGCGAAGCCAGAGGAATAATTTCTTGATCCATTCGGGCATCTGTACCTCCTGTTGGTTGAAGATCGTAGTAGTCAAGCTCGCCCAGATATGGGTCGGGCAGATAAGGATCAGGCGCGGCCACGGTCAGGGACCGACGACCGGCCAGATGACGAGCTGATTGATACACGCCATTTCGGTGGCCGCGCTGACCTGCCCCTGCATGCGAATGTCGCTCATGGGAGGAATCAGCGGGAAGAGCGCAGGCGTGATCGGAACGGGATTGTTGTTGCTCGAAAGACCACCGAGATCGAAGCCACGGAAGATACCATTGCTTCCGGTGGTCATTCCCACGCGGCACTTGCCGAACTTGGGGGTGGCCGTGACGTCGTTGATGGCGGGTATCATCTGAAGCAACATGCCCTGGTAGCCAGCCGGAATGGTGTAGGCGCAGTTGGAGTCGACGTTGTCGCCCGCGACCGTGAAGTCGAACACCTTCGTGGTCGTGACAGGGACGCCGGCAGCGTAGGTGTTCGTACTGTCGCAGGCGTATAGGTTGCCAATGTTGACGAGGTTGGCGCCTGCGGTGAGTACTTCCATGCCATTCTGCCGCAGCACGTTGCTGACCGCTCCACCCGCGCCGCCATCGATGCTGGCAGCAACGGTGACGGGAGTCGTGCCATTGAGAACGAAGATCGCGTAGTGCGACGCGTAGAGCGCGTCGAGGTAACTGATGAGCAGCGTGGCAGCACCCGGTGCTGCGGACGTCGCGATGGACTCTGCCACGATGGTGCCGGGCGAGGTGCTGAGGGTGTAGGTTGAGCCCACCTGGTTGATGGTGCCCGTTGCCAGCGCGGCGATGTAGGTTCCGGCTGCGACACCGGCAGCGGTGACGGCCTGCCCGATCTGGATAGCGCCGACGGTGGGCGCGACGGTGAGAGTCATCACGTTGGTGGCGAACGACGCAGAGCCGCCCGTAGCCGAGCCAGTGGAAATACCACTGTCGGCCGCACTGTCAGACACGACCGCCATGGCGTAGGCCGCTGTTGGAAGCACACGTACCGGCTGGCCAGCAGCGATGGCAGGATATCCCCAGATATCGGCGAGGTTCGCAGCGGGCATGGCTGCGTTGCGGCCGGTGAGAAGGACGCTCTGCACCGCGTTGTAGGCAAGTGCGTGCTGGTAGTTCGGCGCATTGGCCAGCGCCGCATTGGCTAGGCCGGAGATGGCGAGAGAAATGGGCATGGTTCAGCTCCTTCAAGCAGGAATGAGTGAGGCTCGGCGGAGCCAGGTATTGAGAAATTTGAGGTCGTTCGGATGCGCCGAGGCGATGTTCTGATAGTGGTCATTACTGACGGAGACCAGCGCGTCCATCAGCTTGGTAGGGTCGCAGGCGTTCAGTGCGGCTTCCGTCCCGGGACCATAGTGGCCATCCTCGACGATGCCGGCACCAAGGTGGTTGGCGGCTTTCTGCGCAAGCAAGACACCGCTGGGCAGTCCCATATTGACGTCCATATCGAAGATCTTCGTGGCGCAGGGCTGGTCGTTGATCCCGTCAAATTTCCAGAACCCTATCCGGTAGACCGTGGCGATCTGGTCGTTGGAGAGCGCCCACGTGTCGCTGGGGAACCCGAGCTCCGGATGGCGAGAGTTGAAGTCGGCCAGTGCCGGAGTGGAGATGCCGTTGTTGGTGCGTCCCCCGCTGTCCCCGGGGATGTCGCACTTACCACCATGGGGAAGGTTGGCGCCCTCGTTGTTGAGCACGAAGGGCAGCGCCATCATGAAATCTGCCATATCAACACCCCTCATCACAGAAATTTGGTTTACGGCGGCCCGCGCAGTTCGCGAGGTCGCGCCTAAGGTCGTCCTTGAGCTCCTTCTTCACGTCATTGAGTTCGTCGCGGGTGGCGTAGGAACGTCCGACGGTGACATTAAGATCACTGATCGCCGTACCAATGCTCTTCACGGTCTCATCCATGCGATCCATAGAAAGCTGGAACCTTTCTACGGTGTCCGTGAGCGCACCGTTGAAGCTCTTGCGCGTGTCCTCGAGTGCCTTCTGGTTCGTGCTCTGGTTTTCCTTGACGACCTTCCAGATGTCGTCCTTCTTGCTGACCTCGCGCCGTATGAACCACCAGAGCGCGCTCAGGAGTACAGCGAGCACGCCACGGTACACCCAGACCTCAAAACTAATTCCTTCCATCTTCGTGCTCCTTTGTTTGAAATTGTCGTGGATCAAGCGTGGCTGCGAACTGTTCTTCCAAGGCGCGCGACGCGCGTAATCTGTCGAGCATCCTCTTCTGTATTTTCTCTTCCCTTGTTTCTGGTGATTTGATCGAGTGCTCTCGGGCCTTGGACATATTTGTTACCTGTGCTAGTGTTATCAGCTGTGGTGGTTCGATATCGGGAGTAGGTGGTCTTTATCCAGACGCTAACAATATTTCCTGTGTGCGGCGTCGTAATGCACCTATAATTAATAGAGGCGCCACAGCTGTCTGCGTGCGCCCGAACGAGGAGCTAAACCATGCGCACCCAATTCCTGTTGTCATTACTGCTGCTATCCACCGGCTGTGTCGGGCAGCACGGCACAGAGATGCCAAGCCCACAGAAAGCCCCTGTCATCGGCGTGACCGGCACTGGACCGACGCCGGTGTACATCTTGGCAGGGCAGTCCAACGCAGCGGGAGCGGGCCAAGTTTGTGAGTTGGACACCGAGCAAGCTAACCCGCCGTTGGACAGTTACCTCTACGACGGTGGAACCTGCGCGCCTGATGTTCTTGGGCACTGGACACCTATCACAACCGGTCTCGGGTGCAACCACTCCTACATCGGACCTGAACTTGGTTTCGCGAAGTCTACGCCAGGACCGGTGTATCTTATCAAGTGCGCCGTGCCAAGCACTAGCATGGACACTTTCTGGCGGTCCCCGTCTGCCGGCGGGGCATTTCCCGGCTATGTCGCGCTTCTCAAGACTATCAAAGCCGGGCTTTCTGACGCCCAGATCTCCGGAGGTTTTCACCTCGCGGGCCTTCTGTGGCTCCAGGGTGAGTCAGATGCAATTGCGGGGGGTGCGGCCGCTGCGCAGTATCATCAGAGGTTGGCGGCCTTCATCGAAGACCTTCGACATGACGTGGGAGTACCCGCCCTTCCAGTGGTTATTGCCCAAATCCACCGTTACGTCGGCGAGGGATGTGGACAGCAGGTCCAAGATGCTGAGACTGCCGTTGCGACCGAGGTCCCACACGTCGTTATTTTCTCGACCGATGATCTCACCCTTGGGCAGGGGCCAGACGAGGGAGGACAGGCTGAGTACGAAATCGGATGCCGATTCGCAGCAGCGATGCAGTCACTTACCAATCCGGTCCCGTAGGTATTTGAGTCTCTTCCTCATGGCCATGCCGGGTGCTCCGGAACGGACCCTGCGGCCCGGCCCGAGATCACATCGCGCAGCTGCTGCCGGTAGGTCACCCACGCGGCGGGGAGCGGCGCGCTCGTCTCATAGCAGCGCAGCACCTGGATGTCGCTCTTATCCAGCGCCGCTTGGGCTGCGGCGATGATCGCCGCCGGGGAGGCTGAGGCGCGTGCAGTAGCTGTTGCCCGAATCTCTTCTGCCTCCGCATCGGTGATCAGGACGCTCCCCTCCGGGAGGAGGTATTCGAAGGCGTCATCATCGAGAAAATGCAGATTATTCTGGGGATCCTTGAAAAAGCTCATGTGATTTTCTCCTTATCGCAGTTCAAACCAAGTGGTCAGCGTCTGGC